AAAGCTTGTATCAGGTGAATGAAATGACTGTATATCTACTGGAACATTTTGAGCAATTCCATTATATTGGTCGCTAACATCTTGTACATCTGCACCTGTAGTACGTCTTCTTATAAATGGATCATTATAAAAATAATCAGCTTGATTTACACAAAGTCCTATAGTACAGTTAGCTTGAGGAATTAAACAATTGTATGGATAGTTTGCATACAGACCTATTGTATTATCTGCATCTCCTGTAGTATTTGTAGGTGTACCTGGTATACTGTAATTTCTAAAGTTATTTATCATACCTTTAGCTAAAATAGTTTTGTTACCATTTCTAGAACCTCTTAGTATTTCGTAACCTACTATGTTAGGAATATCATCTCCGTCATTGTCTTTTGGTAAAACAATGTTTTTAAACCTTACACCCATCAACCTTATTTTAAAGTCTCCATTAGAGTCTTTATCAAAGTGATATGTTTGTGGAGTAAGTGCATTATCAGGAAACTTATGATGTCTTATGTTTTTACCACATAAGTCATAGTCATCATTGCTAGACTCTGTCCAACAATAATAACTAGAGTTCCATATATCAGGTCTGTTATCTGGGTATCTTTCAGTTGACTGCCAATATCCCATTCTACCTCTAGCAATAACTTTACCTCCATCAGGAAGATCTTCTTGTATATTTGATTGTTGAGTAGCTGTGTTTAATACTTCAAAGATTTGATCATCTGCATATAGTGCAGTAGTGCCTGCATTGTTTGCATCTGTTAAAGTTGCAGTATCTGTTGTTGCTACACCTGCAGGGGTAGTATAATCACCTGGTGCTCTACCTGGTATATGATATGACGCAGACTTATCTCCTGTGTCATATACCCATCTTATAAAGAATGCATATATTTCATCTCGCATATATCCAGCATTCTTGCCACCTTCTGTATAATATTTTTCATCATACTCTACAGAAACCCATTCAGCTTGAATCAAGTTTGCTAAAGGTTGATAGTTAAAATCAAACTTAGATGTGGGCCCTACTCTTAACAAATAATTATTTGCGCTTGTTATTTGTTGAGACTGTTCAAAGACATAGTCTTTTAATAAGATATCGTCCTTGTCAACACTTGGGTTCTGATTAGTTATTAAGTCTACAGTAACTAATTTACTTCTTGTACTATAATAACCAACTCGTCTAGACTCTAAGTTTTGATTTGCAAATCTTATTAAAACTAGTTCAAATTCATCAAATGCATTTTCATCTACATCTATATCAATCTCTAAAGATCCTTGTAGTTCAGGATCGTAATAAATAGGTTGAGGATAACCTACTGAAAAATAGTTAGTTACTCTTACTCTATCTATAGTATAAGCTATTGCTACTGCATATGAGCCGTTTTCTAAAGTACCTGGTTGAGCTCCTTTTCTGACATTAGCACAAGGAGTCTTAAGCAGTCTAGCTATTCTTAATTCATTACAGTCAAGTTTATTTGTAGGTTTACATATTCTACAATCAGGTCTAACAGTATCAGGTATACCATCACCATTAGTGTCTGTAAATACTTGTTCTATACAATCTTCTACCCAAGGAACTCCTGGCCAAAGAATTTGATCAGTACCGTTAGAATAAAAGTTAATTGTAGTAGAATCATTTTCTCCACCTAAAAATGTATAAGGCTCATCAATCCAAAGTTTTGGATCTCCAATGTTTAAATGTCTATCTGGATTTAAATTATCAGCCCAGTACACTTCCCATGAACAATCATCAAGAACTCTAGACGCACCTGTTATAAGATAAAGCTTATTGAAAGCTAAGCAAGGATCATTAACTATAGTTCTATATCTACATTGGTCTTCTTCAAATAAACCTATTTCTGATCTTAGAGATTTACCATCGATCTGATCATAAAGCACACTGTATATAACCCACTTGTCTGCATACAGATGTATAACTCCTATAATATCCTTGTTAAAAAATCCTGAAGCAGTCATGACCTTTGCACAAAGCTCATTTGAATCTTCATTAGATATTGTTCCTAAGTCACCAGCGTCTGTATTGTTAGAAGCATTTCTAGCATGAGTCCACATTCCTTCTTTTACAAAAGAAGGGTCAGCGTCTTTATTCAAACCTTTTAAGAAAGTATTAGTTTGAATATTGCTTGTATTAGGGTCCTGTTGTTTATTTTTCTTAGCCATTGCTATGAATATTATTTCTTATTGGTCTCTGCTTAAATAAGTTTGGAGAATATGAACTAAACATATCATAGTATCTTGCATACATTGCTTTTCTATTAGCTTTTGTAATCTCTTTCAATTCTCTAAAGTTAGGTGTATTCACTACACTTAAAGCATTATTTCTTGCACCTCTAAGTCTCTGCTCAACCAACTGCATTCTTTGTGATACATCTTCACCATTAAGATAAAGATTTTCTAGTATTCTAGATTTGAATGCATATTCATAATATTCATTAAGAAGATCGTGATCTGGCACAAGAAGATTTCCTTCATCATCTTCCATTTGACCTTGGTAATTTAAATATACTTTACCTGTTTTAAAGTTAGTATATAAAAAGCCGTGCTTAATCCATCCTTCATTTGGTGTATTATAGTATAGATTTGGGCATTCACAGTCAATGTTTTGACTAGCCTTCATCTTTAAAGGAATTAATTCATTGTACGTTCTAGTTTCTGAAGCATTAATTACTTGTATAAGTTCGTATGTCTCACCTTTGCAATTCATAAAAACTCTTGGTTTTACACAAGCATCTCCATATGGCTGCTGAGGATTATGCACTAGACATGTTCCTACATTACCTTTATCATCACAACAACATGTAGGTTGATGAGTATCACAAGGATCTGGAACTTGTGCAGGAAAATCACTATATGTAGTAGGCACTTGCCCATCAGTTATCCTAACTTCTTGCATGTTTGTACCACCTGCATATCCATCATAACCTACTGTAGTCTTAAAACTACCGCATATAAGCCCATAGTTAAATGTATAGAAATCATCAGGCAACTTTACTTTACCGTGGGTTACATCTAATATTACTTCTTTCTGTTGATTAATTCTAAGTCCTAAATCATAATTAAGTTTCTTAGCAAGCTTAATAAGCTGCTGAGGTTCAATCATATTTTCTAGAGCATATGTATTTAAATCAACTGTTACATCTTCTAACAGTTGATCAAATGTTCTATATTTTAATGTGTAGTTAAAATCCATTATCTAAGTGTGTTTTGACTATCATCAGCACCATCAGTTGGAACTTTGATAGACATAGTTAATTCTTGAACTACATATTGTTCTACTTCAGAAAATAAATAGTCAGGTATGTTTAAAGATTGATCTTGTTTAATAAGACATTTATCAGAATCGCATGACTCTGTATCATTTTCAAAGATGGCTTCTATCTTAACTGCATCCCAATCTAGATTTGGAAAATACAAGTATCCATCTAGATACCAGAAGTATTGTCTCTTATTATACTTAAACGTAGTAGTTTTAGTCATAGAAACAAAAGTACCTGGATCAGTTCTAAATAACTCTATAGAACCATCAACTGATGATACAGTCCTAAATATAGGACCCTGGATGCCAGTCAATAGATCTGGAACACGTTCTTTAGTTCTCTTAAAATAACATCCTGAGTATACACCTACGCATGCAGCATCTACTTTATCTACTTCTATAAGCTCAACATAAGGCATTACTTTAAAGATGTTACTAATCTGCATAAGCCTTCTTTGGTTATCTTCTCTCTTCATAAGAGAGTTACCATACTTTATAAGTGAAAAGTAGATTGTTCTGTCTGTTAGGAATGGATCTTCCTTAACAGCCTTTAGTGTGTTTCTTACTCTTGATATTGCTTCGCCAACTGTTGTACTCATAAATCAAATTCATTATAGCCATCTAAAGCATGATCTTGCTTCTTCAGTCTTATTTCATTAGCTACCTTTTTAGAGTAAGCTAGTTTTATTTTCTGCTTTGGATCAACTACTATATAGTTGTTCCAGTTTTCAGGATATGATTTAGCTACTGCTCTTTTAAACTCTCTACATGCAGTAAAGCCCCAAAACTCTCTGTTCTTAATTTTGTGCTTTAATCTTCCATTAGTAAAGAATATCTTAGCAAGCTTACCATCACTATCCCAGTTCTTGTTGGCAACCTTAACACCGTATTTTTTAGATTTAGCAAAGTCTACATTTTTCTTTTTACTTGGTTGACATGTACCTATGAATAACCAACCTAGTGATTCGGGAAGTTCTACTCCACCCCTCTTGTCAATCACTGTTTCATAAACCAATTTATTAAAGGACTTAATAATTGATCTAAGCTCTTTATCCTTTAGGTTTTTATACCTTGGATACTTTTCTCTAAATCTGTCAAAGAACTCTTTATTTAAAACTTCATAAGTGTCAGCTCTAAATCTTGGAGCGTTTAAGTCTGGTGTTTTGAATGTTTCCATACTATGTAAATAATATACTAAAAATTAATGAGATTATCAAGTATAACAAATATAGCTAAAAAAAGAAAACCCCCACTTGTGTGAGGGCTTTCCTGTTGTTAGCCACAGAAACCAACAAACTGCGACAATATTATTAATATAGAATAACTAATCTATCAACATTCTGAGTAGATGTAATTTGAACCTCAGTAGTACTAAGCATTATAAATCTTGTATCTCGAGTGACATCTTCATTTCCATTAAAAGCTCTAGCTACTATAAATTGCTCTCCAAGATTGTGTGAAATACCTGTTAAGGGATCACCTGCAATATAACCAATACCTGTTATATCAGTTGCTCTTCGCACATTTAAAGTTGTATTAATAATTGGATTTTGAGGATTTGTATTATCAACTACAATATCTGCACTAGAAGAAGTTACACTAAGTACACCATCATTGTTAATTGTAATAGTTTGAGATCCTAAATCTCCTATTGTACCAATTCCAGTTCCACCTGCTATAGTAAATGTACTAGTTGTGTTAGGCGCTTGTAAAGTATCACCTGCATCAGATTGAATTTCTGCATAAACACGGTCAATAAGGTTATCAATTGTAATTTGATTACCTAATACTGTTAAATCAATATCTGTTCCACCTACAAGAGTTAAAGTATCTCCGTTAACACCAGCACTAGCTGTACCGCCTGGAGTACCAGAAACATTTGAACAAGTAACATCAACAAACGTTAACTGAGCAGAACCTCTGTCTTCATTTACAATAGTAAATGTACCTTCATTAGCTCCAGGTCCACTGGCTAATGATACACTTATACCATCTACTACAGCGTCTGATACAATTCTTAGTTTATCATTAGCTGAAGCTGCGATAATATCAGTAACACCATCGCTAATAGTTTGCCATTGGAATGGAACTCCAATTGATTCACCAATAGTAATTGTATGTGTAAGCGCATCATAACCAACTGTGATACCACTACCTGGATCAGCAATAATACCACCTTGAGCAAGAATTCCTGCTGCAGTATCCATGATATAGTTACCCATTTCAGTTTCATTTACATCTACTGTAAATGTTCTTTCAAAAGGTGCAATACCACCAGCATTAGTATTAACAACATCAATTTTAGTATCAACACTAGTTATAGTAACTTCATCAACTTCTAATGTATAAGTTGTATCTCCTGCGTTTGGAGTGTTTGGAATTTCTGTAATAGAAATGTGTCCAAATGAAGTTTGAAGTTCAGTTACTGGTAAAAGTGAACTATCAATATCAATAGTATAAGTATTTTCATATGGTCCAGTAGATGAAGTTGATACAGACAATGCAGTACCTGGTGTTACATCTACTATACTTTCATGAGAATTTACTACATAAGGATCTCCAGCGCTACCATCACCAGTTACAACAACATTATCTCCTGCAGTTACAATTGAAGCTGTAGGAAGTCCTGCTGGATCTAGAGTAACTGTATATGTAGTTACTGCACCTACTGTTGAAGGAGTTACAACTACAAAAGAATCTCCTGATACTACTATACTTTGAGCTGTTAAAGCTTCATTTACTCTAGCACAGAAAAAGTTTATAATTTTAGTTAATGCAGTATCTAAATAATCATTTCTAGAGATTACAGTACTACTTATTCCTGTCACATCATTAGTACAGGTTAAGTCTACACCTGTGTAGACAATGCAAGAAGCGTTGAACACTTCTGAACATGCTGGTGGACATGTCTGGGAAACTACGTAAGTTCCAGAGCATCCACAGTTTGGGGTATTACAATTTGAACAAGCCATTTTTTATTTTATTTTATATATATATAATTTACAATTTAATTAAGGTGTTTCACAATCTATTGTTGCAGTTGCAGCTGTACAGTCTACATATGCAGTTAATCCATCAATACTAGTATAAAAGCCACCTAAGTTAGCAACACTTCCTGCATCACAATCAAAAGGATACAATGCTGAGTCATACACTTTAGTTTGTACAGGATACTCATATTCGTTCCAATTATTAGGTGTGGATGCTGGATCAGGTGTTACAGCTGGTGGTGTAGGTGTTGCAATATTTGTGATAGCTACATAAAGTTGACCAGCATATAATACCACATCTCCTATAGAGTATCCTAGTGTTTCATCAAAAGGAGTCGGTACAGGAAATGAATGCACATCTGATTCATTGGATGTATAGTCAGGAACTGTTTCTCCTGATCTTACATTACTTGTAATAAATCTTAATGCTGAACTTCCTAGGGTAGATGCAGTTAATCCAAAAGTTGATTTTTCAAGTGCTCCTATTGTTTCAATATAAAGAACACCTGATGCTTTGATACCAAACCTTACTACAGAAGATAATGCTGTACTTGCAAATGTTCCAGCATCTATTACAATAGGTCTTACCATAACTGTAGGATAACCTAATCTATATTCTGAGTCTAATAGTCCTGCATGAACTACAGCAGGAATACAAGTGGTATTATTATTAAAATATAATGTGTCATTTCCTGCTGTTTGTACAGAACTACTAGCAGGATTGGTTGCAATTATATTATCATAAGCATTTAATTCTTTTAATTCAGTAGCAGATCCATCTCCATTTCCATCTAAAGGAATATAAACTAATCCTCTAAAATGTATTACATTACCAATTCTTCTACACTCTGGTCTAAATCCTGGTAATAACATAGAACTACTATAGAAATCAAATCCTTCTAAGGGTCTCCATCCTGTATCTTGAATTTTAGCTGATAACTCATTAGTAGGACTAAGTGTTAAGTCAATAGTATTAGTATCAGCTACTGTAATTGTCCAGCTATCAACATTTGCTAATAAGTATTGATAAATATCACATACAGCAATCCAGATGTTAGTAATTGTATCTGCTAATGTTCCAGGGGCATCTATCCATAAACCATAAGCTGTAGTGTAATCTTGTCCTGGAAACTGTAAAGTTTCATCATTATTATTAATACACTGTCTTTGAATAGCTGTGCTTATGGCAGCAGTTGTTCCTGTTACAGCATAAAAATCACACCAAATAGCATTCAAAAACTGTTCTAGAACTTGTTGTATAGGAGTTGGTGCTCCTGCTACTACAGTACCAAAACTACAATCTGAAGCAATTGTTATTTCAGATGGAGCAGGAATAACAGTATTTTCTAAAGTTGTAAGTCTAATTAAAATATCAGTAATTTGATCTTGAATTAAACTGATCTCTGTAATAATACTACAGATTCTTTGTCCAATAAGTTGAACATACTCTACTAGTTGCATAGTAGTTTGATTACCTGTAACAAAGCATTCTGCTACAGATACTACACAATCAGGACATCCTGTTTCATCTTTTTCTACTGGTACAAGACCTTGGTTTTGACAAATCTGATCAATAAGAAATTGTATAAGTGCCTGAAAGTCTTGAGGACCACATGCTTGTATATTAAAGCATGTTAAGTCATAGTTAGAAACTTTCAACGTATCTAGAATAGTACATAGCTCTGTAGCCATTTGAGATACAACATCTGACACAGTGTCTCCAGTACATAATTCAATGCATGGAATATCTGGACCTTGCCAAACTACACAGTTGGAAGATATTGGGCTACAAGGCTTGTTATCTAAATTTAAAGGTTTCATACTTATTGTTATTTATAATATACAAATTATTATTAAGAATTGCAAGAGCAATGTGAAGTTGAGTTTCCGCAACAATCTGCTATTTGATCACATGTATAATCAGGATCTGTTAGCGCTTGTAACTCTATTAATTCTTTTTTAATTAACCATTTTTCATCTTCTTCAGGACAGCAATTAGATATACCATACCTTAATTCAAGTACTTTCTTATATGCTATATCTGCAAAGTTGCATGTAATTTTATCATACTTATCTGCAGAACATATAGGAGTATTGTATCCTGGTTTTACTTTTCTTTTATTTGGAAAGTGTTGAACACAATGAGCATACTTTGTGACTGGTAGATCTGGACAATCAGCAACAAAAGATATAAGACCATTAGGTCCAACAACACTTCCTGATTTACTTTCTACACCAGGAATAGTACCATTACTTTGCCAAAGTACAGGATTAGATTCACTTTCCCCTGCTGGACAATTTAATATACCACCTTTTATCCTTCCTAATACATTTGGATATGTATCAATACCTACATCAGAACTGCAAACCCATCCTCCTGGAATATCTGATGTTGATGCCCATACTTTATATTCAAAACCATTTATATCAACATCCCATACTTTTTCATTATTATAAAATTCACCAGTATGTACTGCTAGATATGTAAATGTATTATTGTCAAGATCTGTTACTCTAAAAGTAAAACAATCACAATATTCTGTTTCAGCAACACTTTCAAATACAGTACAATCTCCATAGAAGTTAAAGATAAAGCTGTCTGGCTCATTCCATTCTTGTACACAATATCTAAGTGAAAAATGTCCTGATTTTACTACTTCTGTTATTTGAGTATTTCCGTTAACATCTATATAATTAAATACTCTATCTTCTGTACTGTTATTAAATACAGTAGAACATCTTGGAGGAACCTGATTACACTCGGGACAAGTTGCAAAGTTTTCCTCTACAGTAACTGCTTCTACAAATGATGGAACCTCTGTATAAGATTCTACAAAGAAGCAGAAGTTACAGTTCTCAATTTTAATATACTGACCTACATATAATATTAGATTTGTATTTGTAATTATAGTAGTACCTGAATCATTACAGTCTGTGAGTATAAAAAACTCAGATTGACACGTTTCGCAATCATCATAGACTTGATCAATTGTAATTGGAGTATTTATTGGAGGTTGATAATCTATTTCCTGTACTGTGTAACAGTCGCAGTCATCCTTTATTACTTTATCTACATACTCAGATAAATCTTGTGTAGTATAAGTATTAATCAAAGGATTAGCACAAGATGTAAGTTTGTAAGCTCTAGTAGGTAAACAAGCTTCACAATCTATATAATCTTGGATTACAGTTACATCTATAGGACAATCACATTCTTCAGTTACAGTTACTGTCCAACATCCTTCATATCCAGCTAATACAACTACAGAGTTACCATATGCATATTGTGATAAACTTTGTAAGTTTGAAGTTAGTACAGGATCTTGATCTGGATGTTGTAATGGTTCACAGTTAGTAAGTAAAAAACATTGTTCTATACATTCACCATCTCTACAATCTTCACCTATTATAAGAGTATAATCTTCTCCTTCTACACCTACAATATTTGGGGCAGTTGCTGCACAGAACTTATCTGCACCTGAACTAGTTACTAATACAGTATTTCCTGTTTCACAATCAATATAAGTAAAAGTACCTGAGTAACCTATTACTTCATAGCATATACAATTACATCCATCACATGGTCCTGTAACTGTAACAGGTTGAGTTTGCAGTCCAGGTAAAGTATTAATAAGTTGATTTGATACTGCTAACTTGCCGCCAATTGCTGAAGGATCTTTTATTTCATTAACTGCAGAGTACTCTTGTACAAACCAGCATCCTGGTATACTATCTAGTTCAACATATGTACCTATATATGCAGATAAATCTGTTTCAGTATTTATAGTAATACCTTCACAATTGGTTAAAGAATATATTATAGGATTACACTCTGGACAAGGAGGTCTTTCACAATCACCTGCTTTTTCTAATTGTGTAGAATAAGGTGCTAAAGGAAGATTGTTATAATCAGTTTCATCTTGTGGTGCAGGAGCTGCCTCAGTTCCTAAAGTATGCAGAGTACCCGTATAACACTGACCTACTACAAATCCAATATTTTGAGTCTGTAAAGCTGTCTGAGTAAATAAAAATACACCTGTGTAAGCTGCAGGATTTACTATAGGACCTATATTACCTGTGCCAGATCCTTGATATGAACCGTCTAATCCACCATTTAAACCTCCTGTATAACTTTCTGTTCTAACATATATAGTATCAAATCCTTCACAGCAAGGTTCAAACTTTAAATATGAGATTCCTTCTTCTGGGCAATCAGCACATCTATTATCATCACAACCTAATTCTAGATTCATCTGTTGCCAGGAAGCAGTTGAAAAATCTAACTCTATTAAAGTTTGTATAGGGTCATCTTGTAAGTTTCTAGTAAAAGTATAACACTGACCTGGTTCTAGTATTAAATCTGTACCTAGTATTGGAAGTGTTTCAGGACCTCCATATATATATACACCATCTTGGTAATCTAAATCACTTAAAAAAAGATTTACTTGTTGAGCTGCTGCACCCTGTGTGCCAAACTCAGGACAACAAGGAGATATATAATATAACCAAGGACAAGAACAAGGACCTTCATCATAGTCTGCACAGTCTTGGCTAGCACCTAATTCAAGAAAAATAAACTCAGATAAGTCTACTGTTGCTTGTCCAATACCAGGAGTCGGTGCTTCTTGGATGATATAACATTCGCCTGTATCTAAAACTAATCCGCCAGCTACAATTAACTGTGGTGAATTCCATGTATATAAACCAGGTTGAAAACCAGCTGTATCAACAAGATTAACATCAATAAAATATTGAGCTCCTCCACAACAGTTGTTTATTATATATCTAGGTATTTGTGACATTTTACTTTACAAATTTATTCAAGCTCTTATTTTTAATAGAAGCTTCATACGATGCTTTGCAAGATTTACAAACTGAAGTACCATCAGAAGCTTTTGCTCTCTGACAGCCACATCCTAGTCTTTTCTTGCAGTTATTACATGTCGCCATAGTTGTTGGTTTTAAATGGTTAACAATTTCTACAATCTAATTTATTTAGAAGTTTTAAAGCATAGTTATACAAAGTCATTCCCTCTTGTTGTTCATGACATGTTTCTACTTTAGCTTTGGCTGCTTCTAAATACATTTTAATAAGCCTAAGTTGATTAAGCTTGTCTTTTACTTTTTTTGGAGGATCACAGTCTGCTACATCTACATCACATAAAATCTTTTGATATAGGTTTAGTGCTTGTGTTATTCTCAAGTGATTATATTCTACATAGACCACATGACTTGGATCTACTACATATTTAACTACATAAATTCCATCAGGTAAATTCACATAAGATTGACCACAGTTCTCTGTCTGCAGACCTAGATCACATCCTGTTAATGTAGGAGATGATTCAGGTTGAAAGTGAACTTCTGTAGCATATGTATATCCTGGTACTGTGATCTGCAACTTTGGTTCAAAGACAGCAACTTGTGCAGAGTAGACACTTGTGTCAAATATTTTCATAACACAAGGATTACCTACAGTTGGTATCTCTAAACTTAATACATGATTTGCCATATTCAGAAAATAAAAAAGGGAGAGGAGAAACTAAAATCTCACTCTCCCTGTATGAGTAATTAATTATCTAATTAAGGTATAATTGTTATAACCTCATCTACTGAAACTGGTACTGTGATAGGATCACATGGTTCAGGATTATTGATTAAAATAGCATCACAAAGCTCACCACAAGTTGTTCCATCAAAGTATGTACCTAATTGCTTTACAAATGCAGCTCTAGCATCTGCACCTAGGCTAGCACCATCTGCATCTGCCAAAGTAAGAATCTCAACTACATACTGATCATTATCAAATGTTCCTGTAGGATTGTTATATCTTGGAACTGAGTGTTGAATCATAAGTCTATCATATAAAGCTCTTCTATCAATTCCTCCTGGGTTAACAGATCCACCAGCTGCAGCTGCAGTAGTTAACATGTCATCACCTTGAGTAATCTCACGGATTCTTAAATCAGTAGCAAAATGATTTTGTCTGTAAGACTCTGATAAGATAAAATCTCTAAGAGCAGTCTCACCAAGACCATTTGCTTGTCTACCTTGACACTCTGCTTCAATACAGATTCCTGTAAATTCACAAGGAGCACCATTTAAATCTACTTCAGAAGCAAAGATTCTAACAGGCTCTAGTCCATACCAATCAGAAGTTTGGAAAGTACAATCTCCAAATCTTGTATCTTCATATGCACCTACTAAAGAAAGACCAGCACAATCACCAGCAGTATATCCTGGAGATTGATAAGCATCCCATTCAATAATTACATCAGCACCTGTTTGAGCTAAAAGAGCTGGGTCAGTAGGATTAAGACCGCTAAGTGCTAACCATCCTGGAGGGTACATTAAAGTAATAGTTCCACCAACGTTTGCATAAACTACAGGTACTAAAAGTGGATCAGGATTAACTCTTGCAGCAGCAGAAGCAGGTCCTTGATTAGAGAAGTTAGGTCCGTTACCAGTAACAACTACACTTTCCCAAATTCCTTCTGCCCACTGAATCATAATTAATGCAGGGTCAACTGGAACTGGAGCAATAAGTGGATCATCTGGTTGATCAGGACAACAACCACCGTATGCAGTAACTTCTACATATCCTTGGTGATTTAACATTCTTAATGCTGGAGAACCTTTTACATCTACTCGTAAGTGATAGTTTTCTCCACAAAGGAATTCTGGACAACATCCAGCATTACCTTCAGTAAAAGAAGTTGTACCAACGTGAAGTACAAAAGGTTGAGCTTCATTAGCTAAACCGTCCCAAATTTTAGTAGTGTATCTAGGATTAATTCCTTTTGATTTAATTGATTCTTGATATCCGCCATGGAAAGGTCCAATTCTATCATTTGCATAAGGAGAACCTGATACAACCATAAAAGGACAAGGAGGGCACGTATCATCAACTGGTCCAAGAAGAGCAAATGTTCTTGCGTCAAACATTCCTACTTGGCCAGGCCCTAAGTCAGCAGTAGTTGCTACACCGCTACCGTCTCCAGCAGTGACAAACTCTTGCATAACCAAGGTCTTTCTAAAAGCGTGGTTAAAATAAGCCATTTTTGTTTTTGTTTTTGTTTATAAATAAATAAATAATATACTATAATATAGTAAAAAGTTTTTAATTAATCAAACTATAGAATTAATTATTTCTTTCAGCAGTTTGAGTACCTCTTGGGTATTGTACTGGAGATTCTATATCTCCTGCTAGTACACTAACTGTTTCGTCAATGATTAGTTCTATAATGTCATCTTTAAATTCTGATTCCACATTAACTAATGTTTCTTCATTAGTATATGGATCTACACATCCTTGTAACTGAATGCGTCTTGGTTGTCTGTAATAAATCAAGCTTGCTTCTGATATATCAAACTCATCATTAGTATAAATATGCACTTGGTTATTAATTAGGGTAGCAAATGTTTCTGCCCACTCAAAGCTAGGCTTCTTTGCTTTATCTCTAAGTAATTGATTTAAGTTACCTTCTTCTGCTAGATAAACTGTCATTCTTCTATCATCACAGCAATCCTTGCATGCTAATACATCTACTCTTTTCCACTGTAAATAGTCAGTGGGAACATTACCAAAGAAGTAATCTTTCTTATCAGTAACTGTTAATCCATCTGTAGTAAGTAAAACTTGTAAGTCATCTTTTCTTCTAGTAGACTGCTCATCACCTTCTTTAACAATATTAAGTCCGTGCAGCTGTCTTCTACACCATTCAACTTGCGCTTTGTTAAATGCTTCAACAATTTGCCAGCATTCTAAGTTATCATAATCTTGGCTGTCAAGTTTATTGATCCGCTGTTTTACTTTTATGACTATTGTACTGTTTAACATTATGTTCTTTTATAAGTACCTTTTTTCTTTTCTTTTTTATAAATATCCTTTACATAACTTTTCATATGCTTAGGTAATTCTAACTCACCAGCTGAACTAAAGACACTACCTTTTTTAGTAGCTTTCATTCTGCTTTTTATAGCACTCTTAGCATACCTTGGGTTTTTATATGCACCCTTTGTAGTAAGCTTTAAGTTTTCTGCTATATCATAACCTAAAGGTTTTTCAATCTTAACATCTTCAAAAGGACCTCCCTCATTATACTTAGGATAAGACTTAACTACTTTACCCATTCTAGCTTCATTATTTTTTCTAAATGTGGTCAATGGACTTACTTTTTTCATTTCTTTTTCTTTTTTCTAAGTTTACCAAGAGTGATTGCAAACCTTGCACGTTGTGCAGTTTTACCTTTACCCTTAGCTTTTTTTTGCAACCAAGACTTCTTTATCTTTTTATTCTTAGCATCATAACCACCTTCTCTCTTAGCAGTAGCTGTAAGAGATCCTGGTTTCTTAATAGCTTTCTTGATATTTAGTTTTTTCTTAGTTGCCATACTATAATATACAAATTAGTTTCTACATTTCCATCTTCTCCTAGCTTTTCTCAAACGGCTATTTGGATCTTTAGCAGCTTTTGGAAACTTTTTCATTTGACCTTTAGATCTAGCACAGTAGCTTTTCTTTCTTGCACCACCACCTGGCTGAGGAGCTTTAAGTTTAGAGCCAGTCTTTCTGTTAATCATCTTACGACCTTTAGCAGTAAGACCACCTTTCTTAGACTTGCAGCCATTCTTAATGCTGCAACCTTTCATTGCTCCTTTCTTCTTGCTACTCTTTTTAGTTGCCATTATTTCTTTTTCTTTTTAGGTTTAGTATGAGTATAACCAAGTTTTTTTAAACGTAAATGATCAGCCATTTTTTTAGCCATAGTACCTTTACCTGTTTTAGGATTGTACATCATATGAGCTTTAAACTTTTTAGTAGTTGCCATTACTTCTTCTTTTTTCTTTTTCTAATAGAACTAGTTCTTCTACCCATTCCTACTCTTTTCTTTTCAGCAACAGCTTTAGCTTTCTGAGACTTAGATAATGACCCCCATGTTCTAGGTGTCTTCTTAGAAACCTTTTTAGTAGGTCTGCACTTTTTGGTTTTCTTATTCTTAGAAGAGCCACAAGGATTTCCTTTCTCATCCTTCCACTTTTCTTTAAACCACCTTTTAAGTGCAAGACCCTTAGCTGTTTTTCTTACTGCCATTACTTAATCTTTCCTCTACGTTTTCTACATTTAGCAATGTATCCACTAGCATAAGCTGAAGGAAATACTCTGTACTTAGCTTTTGCTTTTCTATAGCAAGCATCTTTCTTAGACTTCTTTTTAGATCCTCCTTTTCTAAAGAATTCTAAAATTTCACCATCAGTATTTACTCTACTATAATTAGGCATCTTATTTACTTTTTTTAGACTTTCTAGCAAAAGTAGTACTTCCACCGTTTTTCATTCCCACTAGACCTTTAAGAAATTTCTTAATTTCATTTCCAGCCTTCTCTAATTCATTTAAACCTTGACCTGGTTTGGGTTTACAGCTTCTACGTTTACAGTCTCTATACTGCCTAGTTTTTTCATCATATTTGCAAGGACATTTTGGATCCATAATTATCTACGTTTTAAAGTTTTCTTTCTAGGTAAAGTTTTCTTAGGTTTAGAAGGTGCACCACCAGCTAAGTTTTGAAGTTTCTTAACTTCTGCCATAGCAGCTTTTCTAACCTCAGCCATAAGCTTTGCATCTTTTTGAATCTCTTGAGCTCTTTGTAGAGTACTCATTGCTGAGGCTACTTCAAACTCTCGCATATCTTTTTTATTCATGTTAGTAATTTTAATCATTAATAACCACCTCTTTTCATAACTTTAGTATCTAGTGACCGTCTAAAGCTACCACCTGCATACTTTTTATCACCACTTAGTGTTCCGCTTTTTTGATCTAAGAAACTATTTACAGCTGTCTGTCCACCAACCATTAGCATTTGTCCAGAAAGAGATCTTGGGTTATTACTGTACATGGGCATAGTTTTACTGCACATGCATGAACCACCCATTTTCATTTTTGATCCTCCATCGGAGTACATCATTTTATTATTTGCCATAATTAAAAAGATTTTTTCATTCTGTTATATCTCATCTTCTTTCCACAAGAACCTCCATATTTATAAGCTCCTGTTTCCATTGCAGATGCAGCACCACCGATTTTTTTGTAACCTTTAGCTTTTAGTGCATCAAAAAGTGCTTGACCACCAGCTGTGCCACCATTTTTCTTCATGCTCATTCCGCCATAACCGTAATTCATTTTTTGCATAATATATATTTTAATTTAACTTTTCCAATATTGCTCACAGGACTTTGTTAAATCATCTAAGATATCTTCATTAAGAGGATTCTTTAAATATTCTACTACATCAGAAACATTTCTTCCAAGTAGAACATTCTTCTTAGTATGATATATATGTCCATCACTCTTTGTAACAATATGTTTAAAGAATGTTGAATCTTTAACAATACTTCGGAGCTTTAATGTTTCCATATCAGATCCTACTGTATCTATAAATACTTTAACAGCTCTTTCTACATTACTCTCTGCTCCATCTCCATGTATGAATTCATCCATGTTTTCATACAATACATCTATTGGAGTAGACTTTTTATACTGAGTACTGTTTGCATCTACCACTTTTGCTACATAGAATAGTTTAGTACTATTTTTGTCAAATAACTTTTGTAACTCAGATAACGCTTTGTTTCTAAGTTTCTTGTATTCTGTTCTAGTAGATACAGATTCTTCTTCTTTATCTAGATAGAACTTTGGTGGTCTTGGTTTAGACTTAGCGTCTTCATAACTTTTTGCAATTAAAGAAAATCCACCTGCTTCAATTGCACATAGTTTAATTCTATCATAAGGATCAGCCATATTCAAATACTTAGGCTCATTTCCTACAGATATTTCAATCTTATTCCAAAACTCTGAGTTATCAGGTTTTAAAAGTTTAACCTTATTCCAAAAGTCTTTGTCTTCTGGGTCAAGGATATTAGATGCTAGTTCAGCTTCTAAGTCAGCAACTGTTGCTCTTATTTGCTTTACCTTAGCTTCTCTTTTTTCAGGACTGAGTTTTTTAATCTCTGGAGCAAACTCATTTAGTCCTGTTAAATATCTATTGATACCGTTGATCTCTAGACATGCTAATTGTTCTTGGTGTGTTACACCATCAAATAAACTAAGTCCATAATTTTCTAGACCCATGTTTTCTGATCTTGCATCAAAGTAAGGTCTGATTTTAACCTTAGATTCTCTGCTGTTAGTTGGGACTTCTACCATTGTGAAGTCATCATTTTTCTTTGCCATTGGTTTTTGTTTTTGTATTGGTTTTTAAATAAAAAAGGGAGAGGACGCTTCCTCCCCCTTTCTATGAGTTGTTTGTGTTATTCTTAGAATGAACCTCCTGTTACTGGGTTTCTCATAACAATCTTAAGAACCTTAGTTGGATCTTTTACCCAAATTGCAGGCATTGTTTGAGACATCATTACACGGTAACCATTGAACTGTCCAGAAGACTGGAAGCCTTGTGATCTACCCATGTAATCCATAGTACCATTTTGATACCACCATTTCAATTGATTATCCCACTCTAACTTCAACAAGAAGATGTTGTCATTAGTGTTATCAGTAATATCAAAGATGATGAATGAATAAGAAGATAATGGGAATCCATCAATGATTGGGTTCTCAATATCATTAGTATTCACGTTATCAAATGCTGGGTTAAGTACAAACTTAACATTAGCAAGGAAAGGAATTACATAAGAAGTGTAAGCAAAACCAAAGTTCAAGTCCATACCTTGACCAGTGATTGCACCTATATCAGCAGCTTGAATTACAAGACCTGATGCTACAGCTTCTCTTTTGATAGCTTCATTAACCATTCTCATTCCACCCATACCAGTTTGGACAATCAATTGTCTGTTTGGATCTGGACCTTGGAACTCAACTTTTCCATTGAAGAAGTTGTAGATCTCAGAACGGAATAGATCTAAGTTAAAGTTATTTTTATTGTATACTCTTTTAAAAGAGTTATCGAGCTGTTGCCAAAGACCTACAGATAATCTTAAATCATCTGGACCATCTTGTCTTACTCTACCACCTTGTCCCCACATTAAGTAGCACTCAATGTCATTAGCGACTTTAGTTAAGTGAGCAGCTTCCATGCTAGTAAGGAAAGAACGAGAAAGATCACCATTATCAAATGCTCTCTTTACACCATCTTTACCCATTACTTTAACCATGTCTTCCAAAGAAGTAATAGAAGGATCCATTCCTTTATCAGAAGTTCTCCAGATCTCAGTTACAGGAACTGTACCATCTGCATTCATTCCTCCTTTGATCATAAGATCAGCTCTAGAAGAAATAGAATAGTGAACGTGAGCTTCAGCACCACCTACATAGTTGTAGAATTCTCTGAAACCTGTTCTTGTAGTGATGTCAGAAAATCTTTCACCATACTCACCTCTTGCAGAACCTTTTCTAAAGTACTTAGTTCCATTAACCAAGAATCTTGGATCCATAACTGCAACATTGTTATTGTTAACAAGTTGAACAGTATAGATAAATCCATCACCTACAGGAAGAATATCTTCATCAGTAATGTAAAGTTCAGCACCATTGTACTTGTCATAAGTAATGATGTCACCATGACCAAATTCTCTTCGGCTAATTTTAATCTGGAAAGTTTGACCATCTGCTCCACGAGTGCTATAAGCTTCATCATTTACTGCTACTAAATCTTCAATAACATAAGGAAGATCATTAGACACTGGAGTTTGCCACTTATACTCACCACGAGCATTGTCTACCATGATTACATTTTTACCACCAAAGCTAGACATTTGATAAAGAGGCATTTCAACTTTCTGAGCCATTGCCCATAGGTCAACTGGACCTAAGTCCATTGGTTCTGCATCCTTCAACATGTTAACCAAGTGGTAAGAGTCTACGTGTGAACTTGCGTTGTACGCTGTATCCCGTAGAAAGATACCATTGTTTAAAACTGGAGTTGCCATTTATATTTGTTTTTGTTTTTGTTTACTAATTAAAATCTTTTGAACATATTGTTCTTTCTTTGTACTGTTTTTCTAGTTGGTTTAGATCCTCTCTTTGCAGAACTTTCTTTTTCTTGCGTAGAAGAAGAACTAATTTTTTGTGACTGTGCAGTTTTTAGTTTTCTTACTGTATCTGCAACAGCTGCTTGACTGCCAAGACTTTTTACTTTTTCTTTATATCCTTCTGGATCAGAAAGTAACCATAATGCTTCTGCAATAAGGTCATGTCTTGGTTCTACAAACTGATATTTCTCAAGTAAGTGTCCTAGTAAGTTAGTAGGCTTACCAGATATAGAAGGATAGTTTGGTTGAACTAATCCAGCATATAAATGATTTTGTATTTTTTTGTCTAACTTAATATCGCCTATCTTACCTTCTGAAAGAGTGTTATATACATTATCCATGTATTGAGCAGCTGCTTGTTCTTGTTGGGCTTTCCTTTGTTCTTGCTCTACTAGTTGTTGTGCAACAATCTTCTCTTGCATCTTATCTAACTTGGGTTTAAACTGTTTAGCTTTCTTTTCAAGCTTTTCTATATCAGCCCACTCTTGAATTTCTTCTTGTATTTCTTCAGGAGTACCAAAGTTTGTAGCAGTTAAGTATTGCCTTGCAATCTCTGCTTGGTGATTTTCATTATTAGGATCTAGTTCCATTACTTCTTCTACTCTAGATAAAGTTCTGAATAAACCCTTTAAATCTGTACCGCCATCTGCTACATATTTTGCAGCCACTTGAAGTTCTTGAGGTAAAGCATTAAAGAATTCTTTAGGAGTATTCTTTCTTATTTGAGCTTCCCTTTCTTGGAAGTTAGCTTCAAATAATTCTCTAAAGTCTTTAGTAGAATAATCTTCTAAGTCTTTATCATCATCAAAGCCAAATAGAGTACCTTCCTCTATCATCTTTTTAGCTAGATCAACTAGACCACTTTTATCTGTTCTATATCTACCTCCTTTACTCTCACCTTCTTCTTCTGCAGTAATGGCTTCATCAAGTTCTGATAATGCTTCCTCTACAACAGAGTCTGGAGTTGCTTCAATCTTTTCTTCAGCTGTCATCTCCCTTTCAGGAGCTTCAGTTGTAGTTTCAGTCTTGTCAATGAACGATGTGTCAAGTTCTTCTTCTCTAGAAAAAAGATTTGACTTAGTTTCTTTTACTTCTGGCTCTACCTCTTCTGCTGGTAATATAATACTTTCAGCACCTGGTTGACCAAAAATCTCATCAATATTTACATCTACTTCTTCTACCGTTGTAGAATCTTGTGTTTGGTTTTCTTCTGCCATTTTATTTTTTGTTGGTTATTTATAATAATATACTAAAATAAATCTTAAAGATTTAAAATAAGCGCAAATTTTTTATGTAAAATTTTTCATTATATAGCTAAACTATTTTTTCTTATCTCTTTCTGATGGTTTTACATCATATTTGTTCTTGTTTTCTCTAGCTATTTCTAATTGTTTATCTGCTATTTCTCTTTGAGCTTGAATTCTTTGCTCTTCAATACTCATTTTTTGAGAATGTTTTACCATATCATCACTCAGCTTTTGTCTTTGTATATTAGTTTGTTGCTGATATTGTTCAGTTTTTCTTATTTCAGACATAGCATCTCTATAGTCATTCATCTCATTTTTATCTAAATCAACCATAGAGCCATATCCTGCTGCTCTAATTTCAGCAATAAGAATATCTTTTTGTCTGTCTTTTTCTGCCTCAGCAGCTTCTGCATCAAGTTTCTCTTTCTGCATTTGTTGCTGTTGCTGCAATTGCTGTTGTTGCATTTGCTGTTGCTGTTGCATTTCTTCTTGTCTCTGTTTCTCTTGTCTGTCTTGAGTACCTTTAAGTATATTAGATAGTTCTGCAACAGAGTCTGACTGAATAATATTTCCAAGATCATAAATACTAGCACCTGTAGTATTATTTTGCATAGCCATTTGCTTAAGCTGTTCTAGAACTGCTCTGTGATTTGCAGTAGTAGTACAGAATATATTTAGCTCTCTCATAAGCATATCAGTACCTTCAATCTCAAAGTTGACTTTTTCATCAGCAGATGTAATATATGTAAGTCTAGTTGATGGATTAGTACTATGATAAAACTGAGCTAGGTCTGTTCTCATCTCATGTACTCTAGGCATTAGATAATCTGCATGCTGGATAAAGTACATTTCTGTTTGAGCATAAGAAGCATTAGCGGCTTGTTCTACTCCTGTAGCAGTCATCTGAGATAATTGCTGCCCCATTCTTTGTGGATTAACACCAATTGTTTCATATGCTTGCTGCTTGAAGTAATTAGATAACTGGATTCTAGACATCAATCTGTTTGTTTGCTCTAGATCAAGTTTCTGAAAGTGTTGGAAGTTTAATGCATTCTCTGTATTTGTAATAGATGTATCAAGAGGTAACATCTGGAAATCCTTCATGGCCACATAAGCTTTAGCTAAGTTTCCTTTACCCCAGTCTTCTCCTAATGAATGTTTAGGTAATGTATTTTGATCTAACATAATTACAGTACCTAATTCATCTACTAAGATATCAGCAATCTGATTATTAACCATGTTATATCCAATCTGGAACGGTTTCATTAAATCAATTAAAGATGTTGACTTAGTATTTCTATCTGAGAATACAGAACCCTCTACAGGAAGTTTGCAGTTATATAAGTTATTATCACCTTTGAACTGGAATTTTAGCGGCCCTATTCTGTTTTTATCTATACCAATGTAAATAGGAGAGAAACCATTAGTTTCATTCATACCCCAATAGCTAGGAATATTTGGTCCTATCTTAATACCACCCCATACTTGATTTATCCATATCCAGTCAATATGCTCTCCAAATAAAAGATTGTCTTTATTTTTATTTTTAAATAGTCTATTATCATATACAGGTTTATCCATTATCTTATAGTCTTCTGTGACTATTTCAGTAAATACATTTCCTGTTTCATCTATCTTAGTAAGGTGTCCAAGTTTTCTTTGAGACTTCCAATATGCAGTAGTTACTCTAATATAATAGTTAGAGTTATATAAGCTATCTGTATAGTCTTCTCCTTCTGAAAGTATTTGATTTATAACATCTCCATTATAAGCTTGTTCTCCTGCCATAAAGGTTGTATACTGTCTCATAGCCAAAGATGGCATTTCAGTATTCCATTCATGAGACTTTGTAGGGTCATAGAATGAACCATCATTTTGATAACCTCCTGTAGCATATCCAAATGATTGTATAGGATAAGTTGCTTCTAATGTTTCAAGTTGATCTTTTGTCATCAAGTAACCATACTGATCAATAACATCTGAAGGTGTAAGCATATCTGTTTTACCTACCCAGTTAGATTGTGATATATATCTAGCTTGTGGAGACTTATGATAAAATGTAAGTACAGGATTCCAAAGCTCTACATCATAGTCATCTTCCATCATTCTAAAATGCCAGAACTCTCTATCTGTAATAAGCATATCTCTAAATGCTCTTTCTTCAAGCTCATCCATTCTAAATCTTTCAACATCTACACTATGCTGATGACTTGCCCATTGCTCTAACATAGATCTATAATCCTTTCTAAAGAATTGCTCTATTTCAGGAAGAGTCTTTATGTTTTCAGGGTTTAACTGTTTTTGTGCTTCTTGTGATTCTGGATCTAAACCTTGTGCTACAAGTGCAGAGATTATTTCTTCTTCTGCATCTGACATCAAAGTTTCTTCAACCATCTTACGTTTCTCTTCTAGAAGCTCATTGTATGATACATTATCAACTGCTCTATAAGTTAATTTAGTAGATCTTTTTGCAAACTCTGCAGTAAGTACATTAATTACATTTGGAATAATAGGGTAGAACTTTAACTCTAAAGCAGAGTCTTCATTTCTATTAGCTAACATATCTACTATGTCTACATACTCATTGTCTTCCTCTACAATATAATCGGATCTATCTATAATACCTTTTGCAAGCTTGTAATTTTTCATTAATCGCCTTGCATTTTTTCGGATTTGTTTTAGACCTTCCCACTCTAACCAGTCTAAATTCCAGGCAGCCCATTCGTCATTTTTCTTTTTCTCAGGTAGAAACTGAAGTGGTTGTGTAATAGAGCCCATTCTATTTCTTTCAACCTTAGCTCCCTTTTTTAATTGAAGTGCATTATATACCTGCATTGTCTCTATTTAATATTTTTAAAAGCAGATCTTTTAGTTCTGCCATTATTTCGTTTGTTTTTTCTACCCATGTGTCTAAACGGAGTACTATTTAATTTAAACAAATTTTCTGACTTTTGCAACTTTTTAGCAGTGTCATCCCTGTCTACTCTTTTGGTATAGCCTCTATTAGATTCCTGTATTTTCATAAATGATACAAGAGCTGCAAATGATACTAATCTATCCACGTTAACTCCATCTGCATATTCTTGCATTTCTTTTATAAGCATTGGATCTGGTATTCTTTCTATACCATAAGTTGTTCTTACCACTGTTCCATCAGCTTTGGTTTCTTGATCAAGTTCTTCACTTACAAACTCAATTGCATATGATAACAGGTGCGCTTTGAATAATGTTCCTGTATTTTTCCAACCATATTCCTGAAATACATTTTTATTTGAAGCAAGATCTTTAAGAAACATTATCTGACTCTTAGGTACTAGATACTTCTGTTTTCTTCTAGATATCATGTACTGGATAAATAAAGAGATGTTGTTCTCAATTACTGTCCAAGCATTGTAATACTCTATAATTAACTCTAACCTTTGATGTGTTTTATTTATATCATCAAATCTACCGCACCATGCAGCTACTATTTTACTTTGTTCTACATATGTTTCTGTTTCTACTCCAGTAACCTTAGTTACTTCTACAGAATTTTTCATAACATAGATAGAACATAATGATTCTGATGTTGTAGTCTTACCTTCTGATACAGGGTCAATAGAAGCATAATAGGTTCCAAATCCTGGGTCTGCAACAGGTCTTTCCCATACTACTAGACATCCTGTTTTATCTTCTGTCTTTTTATTTATAGGAAACTGTTTAATAGGTTGTTTATTACTTTTCTTTACAGCAGGTTTTCCTTCATCATCTGCATAGATGTCTAAGAACTCATATCCATATTCCTTTTCTTCTATTCTTCTATTTTGTGCTGCTAGCAGATGTGTAGGAAATACTGATACAGATCTATTATCAAAAGCTTCTTTAATATTTCTAGGGTGCTGAGATATCCTAAGCTGATAATCTTCTGGCGCTAGATCTCTTTTCCACTCATCAAATTGATCTTGCAATGCTATAGTAGCTTGTTCTACTAATGAATTGCCATATTCGTCTATATGTGGAGGCATAGACCATTGTTCTGGTATAAATAAACCTGACAAACCTGTAGTACCTTTGTGATCAATTAAATCAGTTTCTACAGCATAAATATCTTTAGAAGTTGGATTAAGTATCATATCCTTAAGAGGATTGCATTGTGACAAGTCACCAACTGATCCTGCTGCTATAAATAATCCTGTGGTAGTAAGTCCTGATCTCATTGCTGGTCTCATGTACTCATATGTCTTATCCATCTTAGGTGCAATACCTGCTTCCTCATGGAAAAAATATTTTACTGGACCCCCTACACCATTTGTTGGATCTTTCTCAAATGACATACCTTGTATTGTACCTTTAAGACCTACCTCAGTTTTTCTGTTACCTTTTCTAACTTCTATCTTCTGCTGCCACATCATAACCTTACTTGGATTCATTGGTCTATACCAAGCAGTATGTTCATTTAAGAATGCAGCATATTCATCTAAAAACTTCCAAGAACCTTTCTCATTTATATAATCTTTAAGACTTGCTCCTATCTTAAGAGTTACCCCTGGCTCAAACCATTGCTGATTAATAAGTTTAGCCATATGATAATAAGAAGAAGCTATCTGCCTTTTCTTAAGTATAGCTGCATGCTTATAGTTTAGTTCTGCTAGCATTTCATATAATGCCATATGATACTGAGCATCTCTAATATCAGCAAAACCAAACTGCTGTATTTCTTTATTAAAGATTGGTAAGAAGTTTAACCACATGTAGTAGTCTCGTGCAATATACCAAGTATTATCTCCTGATTTATATATTACACCTCTTCTACACTTCTGCTTTTCTCCTTCCCAATAGTTTATAAAGTCTCTTGATTTAAATGGCGAGTCACAATAAAATCCTTGAGTATTAAACTTAGTAGCTTCTGCATTAAATAGCTTACTAGTTTCATCAAACTTATATTCACCAGGTTCTTTAAATAGATCTCTTACGTAAGCTGCAAACTCTTCTCTAGATTCAAAACTTGTACTAGTCCATGTTCCATTGTCCCATGTAGGTATATCTTGATATATCTCACTCTTATTGATCATATCCTAGTCCAATACCACCTCTTACATTACTCTGCTGTTCTTCCTGGAGATCTTTATATGCTCCTTTAAATGATTCTCTAATCTGTTGATATTTAGCAGCTGCATTTACTAGAGAGTTAATATTACCATCTCTACCATGCTCAATAGGCGTAGTCTGCATATATCTACCTAATCTATCTAACATGGCTGCAATACCTTTGTATGCTCTAGATGTTGGTGTTTCATACATCTTCTCGCAAAACTTAAGTGCTGCCCATATGTCATCATCCTCTGTACTAAACTCTGCATCTAGTTCTTTTAATACTACTTCTTCTTTCTCATGCTCAGGAGTATGAAAGAAAGGATTCATATCTGGGTTAGGACATGTCATATAAAATAAATACTGATAGATCTTAAGATAATCATCAGGATAGTTATCCATTATATCTTTTAATGACTTAAGTGTATAGCAGTGTTCTGTTGGTACAACCTTGCCGTTTTGTATATCAAATAGTTTTGCAATCATTTTTTTAGTTTGTGTCTGTTGTCTGATAAATAATGGATTATTGAGATAACTTCATCTTTTAGATAAGGAACAGGAATCTGTACTACTTCTTTTACAACAGGATCTCCTTTATCTGTATATTTAGTTATAGGGTAACCATAATCATCTTTACCCTCTTCCTCAAACTGTATATGGTAGATAAACATGCTACCTGGTCTTAGTTTAGGATTGTGCTTTAATATAATATACATATAAATACTGAGCTGTAAGGCATAATGATTAAAGTTACAATCATCTAAATGAGACAAAGGAAACTTCATTTTCTGTGATATACCTTCCCAATCTTTGTAGGATTGCATCTTAATTTCCTTGTTTGTCTTATAGTCAATGATGGATACTTTATTATTAACTACCTCAACTAAATCTGACTGTCCACAGATACCTGCTGACTTTAAATATACCATATGTTCAGGGTATACTCCAGGTTCTAGTTTTTGATTAGGTGATAATTTTACACCTTCACCTTTTATTATAGGACTAAATACTGGTACAGTAACTCCATCTCGTTCTATAGATGCAAGTGCACACAGATCAGCTTCTCTTTGATTGTGATAGAATGTACCTAAAGACATA